CAGGAACTTCGTACTAGTACTTGGAGTGTATTCATGTTTTGTACACATAACCGAATACCTTTCATCTCGTAAATTCCACAACTCTGTGATATCAGATGTAACTAACATATCGCAGTCTATAAAAATAGACCACCCTGTGTAATCGCTAAGATAAGGAACAAGAAAACGAGTCATTGAAAATTCAGTTGATTCGTAACCTTGTTTGGGTTTATCGTACAGGTGTTTGATATGGGCTCTAGCAATTGGGATAAATGCCACAGGACTTGTACTATGCTTCAATATACTGTGCGTAAGAACATGCCATGCAACTGTTTCGTTTGAATCATACCCTATAAAAACTTTAATCATTTTTTATACCGTTCTATATCTGCTTCATTGCATTGTGTACCGTACTGTATTTCTATAATCTTAACGGGCAATTCTGTTTCATTGCTCAATCTATGCCATGATTCCAAGGGCACAATTAATTGTTCGTGCAATTCGTACGTGCGTTTAGATAGCATTTTTGCATCTGTGCCTTGCTCAACGGTTGCTGTGCCTTCGGAAATAAACCATAGTTCGTGTCTGCATTTATGTTTTTGCAAACTTATACTTTTGTTAGGATCTACAGTAAGTTCCTTAACCTTGTGTGTTTCGTCGTTGTGTATTACTCTGTAATAGCCCCACTCACGTTCTGTTTTTGGTGCCATCCATTCTTGTAATATCCACGAGGACGAATTCTTTTTGTTTGTTCCGCCGACACCAAAATGAAACTTAACGTCTATCCAATTTCCATAATTAGCACATTCCATCTCTGGAATGTTTTTGTCAGTTCTGTCGCCACCATTAACGAAGTTAATAGTTGCACCATAATACAATCCTGCAGTTATTGCTATTGCATCACATGCTGTATCGTCTGCATCGTCGAATACAATTACATCACTTACACCTTTAATGTTGCGTAGTATTTCGACACGTTCTTCCAACGGCATAAACGCTCTGCCTTTTTTACGTGCTAGCCATTCGTCGCTATTAACAGCAACTACAAGTTTGCCGAACTGTTGTGCTTCTCTTATGTAGGCGAGGTGTCCGCTATGAATTGGGTCAAATCCACCCGTAATTAGTGCTACTTGCATATTATTACGCCTCTTTTTTATTTTATTATTGTTCCGACATGGGTTACACAGATTGCTTGATAATTTACAACAGGTCTTCCTAGGTATCGTATTACTTTTTCCCTTTCTTCAAAACAACTGCTCATATCTTTATAAGTTGCTTGTTCTGAAATTGAGACATGGCCTCCTGTTGATATTAAAGTTACCAATATCCAAATATTCATATTATTGTCCGTACCAAATATTGCTATAATCAAGCCACGGAAGAACTAAGTCTTCGCGTTTCATGTACCCGTATTTATCAACACTGTCTGCACCTGTTTTTGGCAATAGTCCTTTGTCTGCTAAATCATACCACGATGTAGTTTTAGGATTTAGTGGTGCTATGTCGCTTTTATAAACAATTACTTTAATCCAATGATTATTAACTTGCTGTTGGAAAAACCCTGATTCACAGTCAAACCCACTTACTGCTAACATATGAATTAAACTATCCAATGTATGATTATAATAATGATGACTTGGTTGCGAAAATGCTAACTTATTGTATTCTAGATTAGTTGTGCTTGGTACATTTAGCACTAACATGCCGCCTTCAGTAAGCATGTTGTTCCAATTACTCAATGTTAGCAATGGATTAAGTGCATATTGGAAACTATCATGACAATACAATACATCAAATATTTCATTCGTTGGCGTTTCGAAGTCGTGTTGCTTGTATGTAATATTATCGTTATGAACTAATATCTTTTCGTGTGTGTCGATGCCTGTGCAATTGATGTTTAATGGAATAACAACATCATCGTCTTGCAATGTGCGTGTTGACCACCATTCTAAATCCAATGCTTCTAATCCACATCCTATGTCACACATACTATCAACACTTTCCATAAAATCTGGATAAGCATATAGCAACTCAAGTGTTTCTAGGCTATGTTGGTGACTTTCTTGTGCTGAACTAAAACTCATTTTATTAACTCTAGTATATGGTTATGCTTTGTGATTCTATGTACTGACGCTAACTTATCTAAAAGTTGCATATTATTACTTATGCGTTGCCATAACTTAACCCTCAGTTTGTTAAGTTCTTCATTGGTAGGATACGTGTTACAAAACCCGTCAAGAACATTAACAACTGCGTCCATACGTTCACTTTCATCGTCTATTAAGTCATAACTATGGTCGATAATATCATCAAATACATCAAACCCTAAATCCCTGACAGTCTGCACTGTGTTGGGAACAGCAAACCACAAAGGCATTTGCCTATACGCAAATGCCTTGAATGTTTTTTCTGTTAGAAATATTTCTCTCCAACTGTCAGCGTCAGTCTGTGAACTTGTTTCCGTTATTACATTAACCATACATTCGAAGAAGTTCACGTTGGTATGGAAATGTTGTTCAGAATCACTATCAATCGTTCCATCAACTAATATTGGCATTTTGTACGGGTGAAATGCTTCTTTTAAACCATGTAATTCACGTAACCACTTATTTGGGTGACTACCACAACTAATAATATATCGGTGTTTGTCGAAGGTGCTTAGCAATTTTTTAGTAAACCTCGCACGTGTAACTGATGCTCTTCGTTGCAACGAAATGAAGTGTTTATTGATTGCTATATTCTCCCAATCAATACTCATTGCACCAACGTGCTTCACAAACCCACAATGTGCAACCATGTGTTCAGGGAAGCATATATGTCGATATGCCGTAGATATAGCAGTTGATATATTAAACAATACACGTACTTCTAGGTTAGGAAAGGATGCACTAATTGCATCCATCATTATTTCTATGTCGTTGGTTCCAATTCCCTCGTTTGTACAATCAAATATACATAAATTATGTATATTTACATTCTCGGTGGAAATTTGGGATTCGAATAATTGAAGGAATTTTCCTTCTCTAATTACACCAAAGTCGTTATCCCATATGTTGTAGATGGGGATACCATTTACGTATCTAAACATAAATCTACTAGATGCCATTAAACTACTACATCTTCCATACCAGCAGTACGAAGTTTAACAATATGGCCAAGTTGCCATTGTTTAGTATCCAATCCTTTCATAATACCCAACCACCGATTTCGCAACAAGGCAACTTCATTAATAATCAATTCAAAATCAATTACTTCATCTTCACCATCTGCATACTTTTCAGCATCACGACTACTCAATGAACGTGCATATGATTCCAAATATATTTTGAAGTGCTTTCGCCTAATACGACGTAACTCAATATTGAGGTACTCTAATACTGCTTCTATTTCCTGTAACTGATAGAAGCGTTGCTCGGTGATTCCTGGTAACTCTTTGATATTAGTTTCGACATGACCATTGAGGATTACCTCACCCTTTGCTTCATTCAATTGTTTATTGTAATAATCAATAAACAATGGAATATTTGCTAGATTGCTTGTTACTTTAGAATACCACATTCAGTCTAGTACTCACCATCTTCGTCATCATCTTCGCTATATTCATCGTAGTCATCATCTACATCGACATCGACCTCCACGTCATAGTCTATCAATGCTTTTTTAACATCTTCGTTAGTGGTCGCATCAGCAATCTTCTCACCTACAATACCGTTCTCAATTAACACAGCAACGAAGTCATCTGCCGCACCTTTGACATCAACGATATGTTCTTGCATTACTTCCCATATTTCCAAATGAATTTCAAGACTCACTTTCTATCTCCTGTGCCAAATCGCCATCAACTTCCATTGTTTCGATATTCTCGATAATTTCATCATCGGCAATAGCATCTACTCCAAGTGCTTTTGCACTAATGTCTTTCATTAATATATCCAATGCACCATCAGTGTTTTTCTCCCATGCTTTACGGAACATAATGATTTCTTCACCTTCTTCAGCGCCTTCAGGAAGATACTTTAAGCGATTGCCTTGCTTAACAAGTAGTCCTTGTTTCTCCGATAGATCGACCAAACCACTATATGGGTTCATACCTGTTTCATATGGGATTTTAACTTGAACTGATTCAAATGGCTTAGCATAACGTGTTTTCATTACCTTACACGCCGCTCTAATACCTTTAACGTCTGTTACTTTATTGCCGTCTTCATCTTCTTTTAGTTTAAGTTTGCGCATCGCAATAACAATAGACGAAGCGTAAATAAATCCTTGTCCACCACTAATCTTATCATCTGGGTCAAACATATCCTGACTTGCATAAGTGTGGTTAGTGGCAATAATACCGACATTGTACGCACCAATCATGTTAACTGTATTGCGCACCAATGATGTCAGTGCTTTTGGTTTACGTCCTAAATCACCCTTCATATCACCTGCTTCGAACTGCTTGACATCAGTTGGTGTTAATAACATACCCAATGAGTCAATGACAAATAGTACTTTAGGTCGGTCTTCTTCTGCCATTGCTTTGTAATCTGTCATAAAGGTACTAATTGTCATAGCAACATCGTCAATCATACACAAACTAAGTTTTAATAACTTCGTTGGGTCTGTGTCAACACCTAGTGCTTGTAACCATGCTTCATCTAGTGCGTTCTCTGAGTCAATTAACACAACAAAAATATCTTGCTCTTGTGCATTCTTTACAATGTTGCCTGATGCAAAATATGATTTACCTGCACCAGATTCTCCAGCAAATACAGTTACTTTACCCATCGGAATGCCTTTATGGAAGTCGCCCGAAACCAAGTAGTTCAATGCATAGTTTCCTGTTGAAATCCAATCAGTTGGGTCATGAAATCCAACTGATAATCCGTCGATTGATTTTGTTATACTTTTTCTAAATTTACTTACGTCAAATGGCTTACCCATATGTTTCTCCTTATTAATTATGTAACTTTGTGTAATTCTATATATCTATTATAATATATTTGTATTAATTTTTCATTGAAATCATCCAAACCCATCACATCGTATAACTTTTTCATTGATGTCAAGAACATAGAATAGATTCATCAAATATACATGAATCTATGTCAAAAACATACTGTTTAGTAATATTCCTAAATGGGTAAAAGGTGTTGATTTCATCCAATATACTTTTTGGATATTTTCCACCCAATGCATTGATATTATACCCAATATACTGAAATTCATCCCACGATGGCCAACTCATGCCACGCAGTTCGTTATATTTTTTTTCAGATACATTACCATTATCAATGATTCTATCAACAGCCTTCAATGAATGTGATAAAGTCTGAAATTTCACATGGTTTATTAGCGAAATCACAAATGCATCTTTCCAATTATTCATTATTCCCAATATAGATTCAATGTCATGAACTGTCATAAAGAATAACATATTGCTATTTGCGATTTGCAAAACTCTATCAGTTGGTTCAACTATAAGACCAGCACTACATTTCTTCCAATAATCCAAACCATACATGACGTCATCCCCAAACTCACAGGTAACAAGCCAATCTAGTATATTTTCTGGCAATGGGAGAGTAGATAGCACTTCATTTAATCTATACTCATAATCAGTAGGATTTGAAATCAAGTAATCAACTGATTGTCCATTCATTACCAATGAATGTTTACTCAATGATAGGCAATTAACAATGAATTTTCCACCAGCAAACGATGGGAAGTGCATCAATACACATTTACTCATTGTCAAATCAATCCCACAGTTTATTCATTTTGTCAGCAACTGCATCTTGGTCAGGGTTAACCACATTGTAAAATTTATCAGTCCACTTGAAAATTCTTGATTTAGAAAATTCATGATGTGCCTTACTTCCCGGATGACCTTTGAATTTCGGATGATACCACGGTATATCGTAATCCTCACAAAACCCAATTAAACCACGAAAATCATCTATTCCATTTATCAAATCAGCATATGGCTTTATTGTAGGTGATTTTAACATATCATGAGTTGGTATAACCATTGGATTCTCATTAAGTTCATGTTCGAGACAACTAAAAATGGGACTATCAAATAAAATTAACAATGGAATATCTCGACTACTGCAGAACCCCTGTAACATAATAATACCATTTATCGTATGTATCATTTGATACACATCTGTGTAGTAATTTTTCTTATAATATTCTTTAAACAATGGAAAATGACTGCCTGTAGCCCAAAATCCACCCTCATCGCCATCATGTATGGGTGATATTGTGTGGCGTTCTTTATTAACTTGTTTCAATATATTGCAATCATTTACATACCAATCCCACTTATCTATATTGGTTAACATGACAATTACGATAGGATTATCAACCACCGACGCTTGTATCATTGCTCTGTTGATAATCGATTCGTTCCCTAACCCAACCTTAGCCAAATTATGATATTCGGATATGTTGTACCTATCTACTACAAAATCTTTCCAAGTGTTCCAACCACCGTGGGTGATGCTACCACCAGATATTATTAATTTTTTCATTTGTAATTACCGCTGAAGTACAAGTCATAATTATATTCTATTGTATCTTGTTCCATATGATATAAATCCATCAATTCGTCTGTAGTCATGGATTTGAACTTAATAATCATCTCAATCATGGTAATTAACCGTTTGATTGGGTTGGCAATATCATCGAAGGCGTAATCGAAAATCTTATCATATTTTTTAAACCCATAGAACTCCTCTAAGTGAGAATGCCACCCATGTTGTGCAAATGCAACGAATAACCCACGTGTGACTACACTATATAAAAACTTCTCAGTAACGAATGGGTAATATGAATCTGCCATGGTCTCACTGACGACATGAACGAAACTACTAGTTATTTGTTTTTCTAGCACTTGTATATTAGATGTGTGTTCAAACCTACTGTAATCAAATGTGAATACATTATTGTTGAATTCTAAGTCAGATGAGATAAACTTACGATATAACCGAACTTCACTATCTGTTAAGTTATAATTTCTCAAATGCGATTCTACATCCCCGTACGTTGTTCTGAAGTTTTTGCTACAGTAATTCACATCGAATAAACCCACTTTATGTAGCACTGATGCCAATAGTTGCCTAGACACATGTGCACTGCCATTGAAAGTACAAAGAAAATTCGAATAATCTATTGGGGGATGGATGTTATGGTTCTTTAACTTCGAAAATATAATGGATTCTTTAGCATCAACGTCGTATACCAAGTTTAATTCACTCCATCGTTTTTTTAAATCTGAAGTAATTTGATATTCGATTAATACATCACCACTATAATTATGACTGTCCAATAACGCAAAAAATGGGTTCCCCAAATCATTGGAGAACCCACCTATATGGTCTTGTAAAATGATACTACTTTGTTCTAAAACATAACTAATATCATTTTGCATTCGCGGTAATGAATCATGCTCATACGATACCACGAATGTACCTTCTGACTACGCGTTCTGTCTTGCTCTAATTTGTGCAAGAATGTCAGCAGCCTTGTCGTTAGACGCAGGTGCAGTAACAGCAGGTTCAGCAATAACTTCCGTTGCACCTTTAGGTGTTTCGAAAGGAATATCACCAACAGTTGACACATCTGCCACTGGTGTTACCACATTCACAGTACCTTCAGGCTTATCAACACCCCATGGACGGTAATAGTTACCCCATTTCTCTACATCGTACTGTTGACCATCAACACTTGCTTCAAACATTTCATGAATGATTTTTAGTGCATTTGCATCAGGCATTGGTGGTAAGTACGTAGATAAATCAGGCAAACCGTGTGTCGCGATTGCTGCTTGCTCTGCATCAGTCAATGCAGTTTCCTTTCTTGCCCATGTACTAGTACCATAATCAGCATACTGACCTTTCTGTGTCTTAGCAATTCTGAAATCTAAACCATTAGTGTAGTCAGTCGGCAAATCTTCCATTTCTGGGTCCATTAGACTTGCTTTGATGATATTAAAAATCGAAGGACTAATCATGAACTTACGAATTGGGTTCTCAGGTGCGTTTTCTTCATTCGTTGGGTCTGCATGAACAAAGCCATGGAACATGTATGAACGTTTCTTCCAATATTTTCTACCCATATCTTCCAACGAAGCGTCTTTAAACCACGGACGAACTTCTGCAAGAACTGGACACGGAATATCAGTGTCGTACATTTCCATACATGGTACTTGTACCATTACGTCTTTTGAATCACCATTTTTAACGCCAGCGAATGGTAATTTAATCATTGCACGCTCTACCCAAAAGTATGGGTTTGCGTCATTGCCATCAGGTAAAAAACGAACAGTTGCTGATGCACCTTCGTCGATTGTCCAATGTGGATATACTAATCCACCATTTTGTTGTCTGTTGCCTGATGATTTGTTGTCTTGTGCCGCTAAACGGGCACGGATGTCTGCTAATGAAGCCATTTTCTTTCTCCTATATAATATCTAAAAGACTAATACCCTTCGCGGATATTAGAATACGCTTATCTAACATAAGCGGTTTATTTATGATTTTTTTGTACTTGCGTATTTTTAAATCAGTCGTTATTATATATAGGATTTTATAACATAGAACATACAAAAGACCAAAATTGATATTTCGGTCAAATCAATGATTATCTAAGCAACTTGTGTTTCTGTTGGTACGATATCACTAAACCCATTTGTATTCATCCAATCAATGATGGTACTTCTTGCATCTGCTTCTGGATTTTCTGATGCTAATTCACCAAGGTTATCGAATAATGTGTCATCCCCGATAATATCATAAAGAACTTCGGTGGCATTGGTAGCATCAACCCCAACCGGAAGTTCGTTACTTA